TGCGGATTACATGAATACCAACATGGTGAACGCGTTCGCCCGCGGCGATAGCACGGAGCGTATTGTTCGCGATATGATGACCAAATTCAAAGGCTTCACCAAAAACGATTTGACCCGGCTGACGTATACGGAGAACACGCGGGTAATGGCGGAGACGTCGGCATGTCTGAATGAGTTGAGTGGCGTGACGGAGTATAAGTTTTCGACATACAATGACAATTTGGTTTGTCCAGTCTGCATGGCGTTACAGGATGCCGGAACCTTCAAGTATAAAGACCGGGTTCCGGGAGAAAATTTTCCGCCGATGCACCCATGGTGTCGCTGTACCGTGACGCCGGTGACAGGAAGTTTCGATGATTTCATGGACTCGCAGTTAGGGAAATACCTGAAGGGATTTAAGTCATGAGAAAAGTAATTTTCGTATCCGGGCGATACTGCCCGCGATGTAAGTATGTGGAAAATGCGGTCTTAGATGTATTACCAAAGTATATGAAAAGTTCCATTGAGAAAAGGGTAGCAGAGGATGACCCGGCATGGTGCGGAGCGCACAGAGTCAGGCACGTTCCGGTCTTCATTTTCGTCGAGGACGGGAAAGAAGTTCATCGTTTCGTGGGCAGTGCGCCAAAACCCGAGGAAATCTGTATGTGGCTTGACAATGTGAAAGATATTGAGGAACCGACATGATACCAATTCAGGTTAGATACGAGAAAGAGAATGACCTTCTTAACTACGCGGAGCATGTCCACAAGACATTGGCTTTCATGGGATATGATTTCTCAAAACAGGAAAAAACCGGAGAAGAGGATGATAATTGTAACGATTAACGACGATAGATTGATTATCCGCGGACATGCACCGAGGGAAGAACCCGACCATGAAATCATTTGCACGGCGGTTTCAGCGACGGTGCAGATGATGATTGCCGGGTTGACGGTTGCGGGAGTACCGGAGACGTCGTTCTCTGATTTTCATGAACACGGCGGAGAGATTATCATTGATTTATCTCAGGTCGATTACTCAGACCGTGCTTGCAGGGTAGTCCTGACGGCGGGCGTTTCGCAGCTGATGGCAATTCGGAAAGAAAGACCGCTGGCGATACTTATCGATATTGATTTTTTAGAAACGTCAAAATATTTCGAATTTTGACGGTGGGATTTTTTGTAACAGATGCCGGACAGCGGGTTATACCGCTGCCCGGTTTTTATATGTCCAGGCGGGGATGACGTAAAAAGCACACGGAGATTTGTCCAGGCGGGGATGACGAAAAAAGCACACGGATACAACATTTTTTCACAGCGCGGCGACGCTATAAAACGTGGAGGGTAAGAATTATGAAATTCAAAGTAGCAAAGATGTATGTAAGACAGGCGAAGGACGTTCCGGCATATCGTTTCACCGTTTTCGATGAAAGCGGGGAGAACGGCGGCACGGACGGAAACGGCGGCGACGACAAGGGCGCAGAGACCGGCGGCGACGGCAATGAGGATGACAAGGACAAGCCTAAATATACTGACGCTGACCTTGACAAGATTATCGGGCAGAAGTTCGCGCAATGGCAAAAGAGGCAGGAGAAGGCGGTCGACGAGGCGAAGAAGCTCGAAAAGATGAGCGCTGACGAGCAGAACGCGAAAAAACTTTCTGAACTTCAGAAACGTCTCGACGAGATGGAGAAAAAGGACGCTGAAAGCAAGATGGCGGCATCTGCGAGAAAACTGCTTCAGGGCGAAGGCATTGTTGTTGATGATGTTATCGTTTCCGCTCTTATCCGTGAGGATGCGGAGCACACGAAAGCGGCGGTCGATGCGTTCGTTAAATCTTTCAAGTCAGCCGTTCAGAACGCGGCGAAGATGACCTTTGGACGCAAAGAGAAACCTAAGACCGGCGGCAATGGCGGCACGGGCGCAATGACCCGCGAAGAAATTCTCCAGATTAAGGACAGAGCAAAACGCCAGAAGGCGATTGAAGAGAATATGAACCTGTTCCGCTGATTTTGTTTTACAGAAAATATTTCACACTATATGTAACGTAAAAGTTTTTTATGAAAGGTAAAGGTAATAAAAATGATGACTAAGAATTACGCTTTCCTCATTTTTGATGAGGACAATACGACTTATGCGGCGGATGTAGCGCCTGCAATTTCTGTCGATTTTACTTCCCGTATCGCTGAGGGTATTAAATCCCTTGCGACTGTTCTGGGTATCGCAGAGATGAAACCCATGAGAGAGGGAACACTCGTTAAGCAGTACAAGACCGTACTGACGAAACCCACCACAGAGTATCAGGAAGGCAAGGAAATCCCGATTACAAAGGGTGAGAGAAAACTCGTTGCTTCCCATGAGATTGTTCTGAAGCCTTACAGAACACGTACGACTATTCAGGCAATGAATAAATCCGGCAGAAACGCCGCGATTAACGAGAAGGACGAAGAGATGCTCAAGGAAATCCGCGGCGACATAAAGAAAGGATTTTTCAAGTCCATCACAGGCGCGACAGGCGTTTCCAGCGCCGGCAATTACAATACGCTTCAGATGGCTGTTGCTAAGGTTTGGGGTGGCGTTTCTAAGAAATACGAAGACGTGGATGGAACACCTGTTTTCTTCCTGTCTTTTGAGGATGTTTCCGACTACCTCGGTTCCGCACAGATTACTACTCAGACCGCTTTTGGTGTGCAGTACCTGAAGGATTTCATGGGACTCGGTATCGCAATCATCACGGCGGGCGTGAACAAGGGTGAGGTTTACGGCACTATCGCTGAAAACCTTAACGGCGTTTATATCCCGGCGGAAGCCAGCGGAAGCGAATTTTTCGGATTTATTTCCGATGAAACAGGCCTCGTTTGCATGAAGCATTCCACTGAGGATATTTCCCTGGCAGTTAACTCTATCGCATATACAGCGGTTGAGTTCTTCCCTGAGGAAGTTGACGGTATTTTTAAGGCGACTATCGGAGCCTGAGCCTGACCGGCAGTAACACGAATTCAGATGGAGAGGGCATAACAACCCTCTCCATTATTTGTAATTGGGGAGGCGGAAAGAGTGAAAATCTTAGAAAAAGTGCAAGCACGACTGAAGGACGAACCCGCAGACGTTGTTATTCTGCGCGGATACGTCGAGACCATAGTGAACCGCCTCTGTATCCGGCTGGGCGAAAAGGAATTGCCGGAAACCTTCGAAGGCATTGCGGTGGACGCGACAGTGAAGATGTACCGTAGAGCGTATTACGAGGGCATTACCTCTGAGGGTTCCGACGGTATAAGCACTTCCTTTGTATCGGATGTTCTGGCAGAATACGCCGATGAAATCAAAGCGTACAGACAAAACAAGAGCGAAAGCGGCGGTAAATACAAGGTCTATTTCCTGTAAAGGGGGTGTGTTCATATGATATGGAAAAGGGCACGACTCTTGCGGGAGAGGACGGTATCCGATGAACTGAATGACTCTATTGGAAACGGAGAGTTTGAGACGTTGCGCAAAGTCGAAGCGCGAATTGCGCCGTGGAGCATTGAAGAACAGCAGATTTATGGCGCAACGGTGACGGAGAGCGAAGTCAAAGTTCTGCTGAAAATGCCGAGAAAAATGTATCCGAAATCGGCGACGCATATCAGAATTGAAGCGGATACGTCGGATGCCTTAGTAGTTAGTCAGCCCATGGAAATATTGAGCGTGGCGCAGAGAGGCACACGGTTTGTCGCTATCCGATGTAGGGGGTGGAAGACATGAGGTTGGACATAAAACTGCAAGGTGATGAAAAGGTTATCCGTGCTTTCAAGAAATTGCAGGACATGGGCGGCATTAAAGACCTTTGTGTGAGGCAGGCACAGATGATGGAAGAACGCGGAAAAGCGGCATTGGGGACACCGGGCGCAACGCCGAGAAAGACAGGTGACCTGCGAAAATCCTTGATGACGGACACTCAGATGCAGGACGGAGCGGCGGTCGGTTATACAATGGAATATGCACCGCATACAGAGTATGGCCATCGCACGAGGGGCGGCAAAGGATATGTTGAAGGTCAGCATTTCTTGCAGACCAACATGAAAACGCAGGCGCCGATTTTCGAACAGGAAACAAAGGAATATTTACAGCGGTTCATAGACGCGGCGACGCAGGGAGGCTGACATGTTAAAGAGAATGAACCTGACGGATTTATTTAAGTCAGTCAGAACACAAATTCAGGACAAAACCGGGATGAAGTGCTATGACGCCGTGCCTGATAACGCGCCTAGCCCGTTCTATTACATGGAACTTTCCGGGAACAGCCCGGCGGATACGAAGACGATGTTTGTTCAGCGATACAGTATCGACATACATATTATTGCGGAGCCGACGCCTTCAAGCGTTCCGACGTATAAATACATTCAGATGTTGGAAGAGTCGCTGACAGAGGATATCAAAATCCCTTGCGAGTTCATTCTGGTGCGTCAGGACGAAACGGGCATAAAGACGATATACAACGAGGAAACCGGCGAAAAGCACTCAGTAGTCGGCTTCGATTTTCTGATAGCGTATGGGTACAAATTTAAAATATGAAAGGAAAAGGAAATGAATAAAGATTACAAATTTCTGATTTTCGACGGAACCGCGTATGACAAAGGCGCGTATTGCGACTTCGACACGGCTGCTTCCGTCCTCGCAGGTAAGGATATCCTGCTTGCAGTTTGGAATTCTGACGGAAGCAAGATGCTGGCAATCTCCGGGCAGCAGAATTTGACGATTAACAGGTCTGCGGAGACGATTGAGATTAACTCTAAAATCGTTGAAGGACAGGACGCGGACTCTGCGGGCTGGAAGGACTCCGTGATGGGGCTCAAAGAATGGAGTATTGACCTTGACTCTCTGTGGGTTCCGACGTCAGACTCTCATAAAGCACTTGCGAATGCGTTCGACGCCGGGAACCCGGTTTGTGTGAAGGTCTATAACGCAAAGACGTCCAAGGGACTTTTTGCCGGACTGGCAATTATCACCGATTTCCCGGTGGAAGCGCCTTACGACGACAGCGTAACTACGTCCATCAGCCTTCAGGGAAAAGGCAGGCTTCTCGACCTGACAATCCACACAATAGAAACTGACACGATGCCGGAGTGAGTAAGCGGCCTGGTTAGCGGGGGAAAAATTACATAACGAAAAAACAGAGCGGGGACAATGACATACATTTGTTCCCGCTTATTTTTGCATATCACAAAGGAATGAGAGATTTCAAATAGGAGAGATTATGTTTGAAGTAAATGGTAAGAACTATAAACTGCACTACACCGAGGGACGCCTTGAACTGATTGAAAACAAGATTGGAAAGAGCGTTGTCAGCGATTTCATTAAGTCAGACGGCGCACTGCCGATTGCGACGATTAAATCGCACTTCGCTTTCGCACTGGTATCCGAGGATGACCCGGATGTGTTTGTGAAACCGAAGGACGGTATGGCGGTTGCGTCTGCGTATCTGCGCGAGCACGGCTATGCGGCGGCATGTGACCTGATTGCGACAAGTCTTGAGGCTGACATGGGTTTTCTGTTCCGCGCGAACTGATACGGTTCCAATATTTTAAATCAGATAAGCGCGGCAATAAAGAAAAACAAAAAGAACAAGAAAAGTATCGCCGGGAGATTGATTTCGCATGGTATGCGGTCAATCTGGGGTACAGCAAGGCGGACTACGAGGCGTTGACACCCAAAGAGCGGATGTTCATAAGGAAGGCTTTCGAGGATGCGACGGTTTTCCGGTCGACCATCCTCAGGGATGCGGTTCTGAATGCGGAGTACAACGTGAACCGCAAGAAATCAAAACCGTTCCGCAAGTTATGGACGAGAATTCAGAACCTGACTAAGGGCGAAAAAGCAAAGAAGCAGAACGACCTGAAAATAATCAAAGAGATTGAGGAGAAAGAGACCGGTTGGGTTCGCAGGTTGTATGAAGTTAATGGCTATATAAAGAAAAAGAGTGAGGGCGCAAAGGGAGAGAAGAATAACTAAGAGAGGAGGGGGAAAATATGGCTGACATGACACTGGGCGTCCTGATTACGGCAGATGCGTCTCAGGTTGAACAGGAAGCGGCGAAGGCGGAAAAAGCCATTAGTGGCATAGGTGAACAGGCTGAAAAAACTTCCGGCCAGGCGGCGCAGAATTTTGCACAGCGTCTTGGTTCTAGCATGCAGAGCGCAGGGAAAGGCATCTCGGACGCATCCAAAGGAATAACTGAATTTGGTAAATCTGTATCAATTCTGACAGCGCCCCTCGAAGGCATGGGGCTGAAAGGAACAAAGTCTTTCCTTGAAGTCGATAAGACAATGCAGTTGACCAATAAGACCATGGGGAATACCGCTGAACAGGCGGATTTGCTTCAGGACGCCATGGAGAAGGCGGCGGCTAATTCTGTTTTCGGTATGACCGATGCGGCAAATGCTTCATTGAACTTTGCACGTGCGGGACTTGACGCAGAGCAGGCGGCGGCGGCATTGGCACCGGCGATGAACCTTGCAGCGGGTGAAGGCGGTAATCTGAATACGGTATCAGCGGGATTGACTGCGACGATAAACGGTTTTGGTGATAGTTTTGATAATTCCAGCCATTATGCGGACGTCTTTGCGGCGGCATGCAACAATTCCGCACTCGATGTTGACGGATTGTCTTCCGCCATGTCCATTGCGGCACCGATTTTCTCAGCGGCAGGGAAAGGCGTTGAGGACGCGGCGCTGTACATGGGAGTCATGGCAAATGCCGGATATGACGCGTCGACGGCGGCGAACAGCCTGAAAACCGGCATGGCGAGGCTGGCAAAACCGGCAAAAGAGGCGTCAGATGCAATGGACGCATACCTCGGCGGTTGGAGCGCATTTAATGAAGACGGGACGATGAAGAGTTCCTTGCAGATACAGAAAGAACTGCATGACGGCTTCGCAAATCTGTCTGAACAGGAACAGATGGCGGCGGCTTCCGCCATTTTCGGCAAAAACCAGATGGCGCCGTGGCTTGCGCTGATTAACACGGCACCCGATGATGTGGACGCCCTCAGCGAGTCGTTGGGAAATTGCGGCGGCACGACAGAGGAAATGGCGAACGCCATGATGGAAGGCGCAGGCGGAAGCGTTGAGAAACTGAAGAGTTCTCTCGATGTACTTTCTACAAAATTTGGCGAAATTATAGCGGATAACCTGTTGCCTTTGGCAAATGCCGTTCAGGGTGTTGTGGACTGGTTCATGGGACTGGACGAGGGAACACAGCGGGGTATCGGGACGTTCGCGATGATAGTTGCGATAATGGGTCCTGCCGCCATAGCCATTGGTTTGGTTGGCGGAGCGGTCGGAAATCTGATGACGATTTTCGGAACACTTGTTGAGTCCATTGGAGCGATGTCTATTGCGGCGGTAGCGCCGATTTTGGCGATAGTGGCGGTCGTTGCTATTCTCGTGGCGGCGTTCATTTATTTGTGGAACACCAATGAGGGGTTCCGCGCGGCAGTATCTGAAATTTGGGCGGCTATCGTGGCGGCGTTTGTGGAATTTTTTACGCAGATTAAGGACGGACTCGCAAGCGTCGGCATTACGACAGAAACGCTTAAAGCGGTATGGGATGCATTCTGTCAGGCGGTCGGTGTGATGCTGATTGTGACCATGGATTTGATAATGGGCACGATACAGTTTGCGCTCGATTTTATCATGGGCACGTTGAAATTCTTTATCGGGTTCTTCACAGGCGATTGGGAAATGCTGTGGGACGGCGTGAAGCAGATAGCGAGCGGCGCATGGGATTTGATAAAGGCAATTTTCAAGGCGTTCTGTGATTTCATGGGTATCAACGCCAATGAATTGAAGGAAAAGATAAAGGAAAAATTTACAGAATTAAAAGATAAAGCAATTGAAAAGGTAACGGAGTTAAAGGACAAAGCAGTTGAGATTTTCTTCAATATCCTTTCCGCTATTACCGAAAAAGCAGGCGAAATTGTTGATGCCGTTCACGAAGGATTTGACAGCGCAGTTGAATATATCACCGGTTTGGCAAGCGATGCGTTCAGCTGGGGTTCCGATATTATCGACGGTATCGTTGATGGTATATGGTCGGGTATTGGAGCGATAGCGGACGCGGCGGCAAGCGTTGCGGATACGATTTGGTCATATCTGCATTTCTCTGTACCTGAAAAGGGACCGCTGACAGATTTCCATGATTGGATGCCTGATTTCATTGGCGGATTAGCAAAGGACATGCAGAGTCAGTTGCCTACTTTAAGAGCGGGCGTTGACCTTGTGGCGAATGAGATGGACGGGATAGTTCCCGGCACCGGAAATTCCTACGGATACGACGGCGGACACGGCGGCAGTGGCTTTGGCAATGTTTACATTACCGTAAACGGAGCGCCCGGACAGGATGAAACAGAGATTGCGGACAGGGTTATGGACAGGATTATGAACCTTGTAATACCCGAGGTATAAAAGGGGGATAAAAAACATGATTAAATACAACGGAGTTGACCTGGGGGATTACGGGGTATGCGTTATAGGCAGGGGTACATTCAATGCCCCTGCCCGCGACGTTGAGAAAATACATGTAAACGGAAAAAACGGGGATTATCTGATTGACCACGAGAGTTTTCAGAATATCACCGTAACATATCCTGATTGCTGTATTATTGAGGATTTTCCGAGAAATGTGCGGGCGTTGAGACAGTTGCTATACAAGGATGCGGGGTATCACAGACTGGAAGACAGCTATAATCCTGATACATACAGATTGGCACAGTTCGCGGGGCCTTTCGAGGCGGAAGGACATACAGGGCGCGGAAACCGTTCAGGCACTTTCCCGCTGAAATTTGATTGTAAACCGCAGAGGTTCCTGAAAGCGGGAGACAGGCGAATTCAGATACCGTTGCAGTATGCGAACGGCAGTAGCGAGTATCTGATTTACTGCGAGCCGGATGGTGCTGTCAGATTTTCACTGCACGCGGCGGCGAAGGCTTTCGAGGTACAGCCGTCAGCGTTTTCTTCAAGTGCTACATGCACGGTCAGTTTTTTCCGTGAGAGTGGTATAGAAATCAGTAACGCTCAGGTTGCGATTGCAGGTAAGACGATGGCGGAGTGCGAGATTCCGAGCGGGACGGCGTTGATGATGATAGCACCCAGCGTTCACGTCGGCGGGCTGAAAATCAACGGGATAATGTTCGACTACGGCACTAACATGTCAGGGTCAATTCCTAATTTGGGGACGATGCCTGCCGCGCCGCTGTACGAAATAGTGAAGGGCACTACGGCACCGCTGACGATACGCGGATATGATGCGGATAGAGACCGTATCGGAGAGACCGGCGACAAGATTGGCGACGACGTTGTGATTGACGGATTGAATACAAGCCGCCATTACATGTTGGATGCAGAGTCAGGCGAAGTATGGCGAAAAGATGCGACAGAGACCGGGCTGTACAAATACATTGAAGGCGTTATGCCGACGATACCTCGTGGCGGGTTGCAGATTTCGTTTTCGGCGATTTCGTCAACGACAAGATTGTATGTAATTCCTAGATGGTGGGAGATGTAAGCGGGGTAGAAAATGATACCTGAAATTTATGATAACAGATACCTCGTTGACAGAATGGCGGGGGATACGCCGACAAGGTTATGCTATGTCGGCGACGCCATTTCCTGCCGTATTACTGAGGATTTAGACCATACATATAAACTGGACATGGTAATTCCGGCAACATCACCGTCATATCAGTACATGGTCGAAGATTATTTTATCGTGGTACATTGGATAGTTCCTGAGGTATCAGTTGCGTCGGTTGAACGTGATACCCGTATTTTTTACATTGATAAAGTTACAAAAAAATCTGATATGCGGGTTGAAATCAACGCCTTCCATGTTTCGTATCGTATGGCTGACATTGTAGTTGGTCGGTTTGTATCAGGCATGGGCGGGACGCCGACGATATACGGAGAAAATCCTTTCACCGTCATTTTGAGTTCTGACATACAGACATTGCCGACAATTTACCATGAACTTCCTTGCTCTTTCCGGGATACGTTGTGGGGAATGGAAGGGTCTTTGGTAGACCAAACTCATTATGAGTTGGTTTTCGAAGACCTTGATGTTCATGTATTAGGTCAGCGAGGAGAAGAAACCGGCGTTCATGTGCGGTATGGCAAAGACCTGACGGATTATCAGCAGGAACAGTATCTCAGCGACTATTACACTCATGCATTTCTGTATTGGACGAAACAGGGCGAGAGCGGCGGCGACATGGAGTATGTGGAAGCGAACGACATAATCCAGTTAGGCGGCAGTTATAATGCGCCGACAAACCGCATAAAGATTGTAGATGTTTCGTCAGAATTTGATACGAAACCTACGGCGACAAGGCTGCTTCAGTGGGGATTTCAGAACCGTGAAAAGTGGCGCGATGAGCCGAAAGTCCATATCAAGGTATCGTTCCTGAACGCGGCAGGCACGACAAAGGATGACATACTGAGGGAATATGGATATTACGACTGCGCGCAGTTGTCATTAGGCGACAGGGTAACGGTCGATTTTGACAGGCTGGGCGTTTCTGCGACGGCACGTATCGTGCGGACGGTTTTCGATGTCATTGAAGAGCGATACGTCGAAATGGAGTTGGGAAATGCGAAACCCAAATTATACAAAACACTCGCAAAGTTGATTAAAAAGACGGGGGTAGACATAAATGAATAAATACAAATTCATGGTGTTTGGATTTGGAAATAAGACCGTTGACATTTCCCTTCAGCCGGACAATATTCCGCCGGTCGTACATGTTTCACAGTATGATACGAACCGCGAAATTACATTCAGGTTTGATGATGAAATCAACGCGAATTACTGCCGCGTTGAAGGGACACGTTCAGATGGCGGCACGGTCTATGAGGATATTGATGATTTTAACGGCGGATATGGCGTAACATGGGAACCCAGTTCACAGTTTACTGCTCGTAAGGGGGATTGTATTTGTGAGTTGGTTTTCTCCAATGACTCAACATTCACATATCGCACGGGGTCGTGCAATTTTATTCTGCGAGTGGAACCGGCGGCAAGGGATACGACGTCACCGGCGGCAATGTCAGCCGTGACCATTACGAAAAACGGCGTATACAATGTACGCCCCTACGCAGAAGCGCGGATTGCGGTATCTGACGGTGAAGGCGGCGGCGGAGGCGGCGGAGAAGTCGTTGCGGACATGAAACTGCTTTCGGATATCACGGCGGCGGCGGCACCTGATACGACATATGAAATTGACATGACAGATTATCCGATTTCCAAAACACGCGATTATGCGTTCTATGCGTGCAAGGCGCTGAAGTCTGTAAAGATTGATGTAAAAACGGTTGGGTCGTCTTCATTTGAGTCTTGTACCGCAATGGAAACGGTTCACCTGTATAACACGCAGAGTATTAACAGCGGGGCGTTCCGTGGATGTTACAGTCTGGCGTCGTTGTATCTGCATGGAAGCAGTGTTGCGTCCTTATCCAGCGTTTCCGTTCTGAACAGTACGGCGATTGCGGATGGCACGGGCACGATATACGTTCCCTCGGATTTGGTTTCCAGTTACAGAAACGCAACAAACTGGTCGACATTTGCTTCACAAATTCAGTCAATACCGTAAGGGGGTGCGAAATGATTGTAAAAGAGGATTATAAGGGACATTTCATAAGGACGTATTCCGATGCCGGACTCAGGATTATGCAGACCGAGACCGGGATTGTCTATGATGAGGCGATAGACAAGACCGACAAGGAATACACGGAGACCGACGAAAAGCGCGACGATTGGACGTCTTCGGGGAACAATGAAGCGGCTGAGCTGCTTTCCATTATAACGGGGGAGGGATGATAGGCGATGATAACCAGAGAACAGGCGGAAAAGTTCCGCAAAATTATTGAAGCGCATTCAGCGGATTTCTCTGACGCAGAGGCGACGGAAGCACCGCACCTTTTCCCGGCATGGAGCGGCGGCGGCGCGGAGTATGCGGTCGGAGACAGGGTTCAGTACGGCGGAAAACCGTATAAATGCCTTCAGGGACATACATCTCAGGTGACGTGGACGCCTGAGGATGCACCCAGTTTGTGGGCACTAATTCTTATTCCTGACCCGGAGGTAATTCCGGATTGGGTTCAGCCGGATAGCACCAATGCGTATACGAAAGGCGACAAGGTGCGTTTTGAAGGAAAGGTTTACGAGAGCGTGATTGACAACAACGTATGGTCGCCCGCCGATTATCCGGCGGGTTGGAAAGAAGTTGAAGAGAATTGAGGGGGAGTGACCGATGGAACATTTAACGGAAATTGTGCTTGCGATATTTGCGAGCACGGGATTTTGGGCTTGCGTGCAGGCTGTCATTTTGAAGCACATGGACAGGCGGAGCGCAGAGCGCGCGGCACTTCTCGGGCTGTTACATGAGAAACTTGTGGCGCAGTGCGAGGTATATCTGGACAAGGGATATATTTCAGAGGGACAGTACAGAGACCTTGACGAATATATTTATCAGCCATACAGAAACCTCGGCGGTAATGGCACCGGCGAAGAATACATGAGAAGGGTTCAATCACTAATTTTCGAAAGGAAGGAAAAGAAATGAAAAAGGAAACGACCAAGGAAATGATAATCAGAAAACTCACCAGCCGCAAACTCTGGGCGGCTGTATGTGCTTTTGCGGTTCTTATCGCGGTTGCGATGGGGAAGACCGAAGCACAGGCGGCGCAGATTTCCGCGTTAATCATGGCGGGCGCAACGGTGATTGCGTATATCGTCGGCGAAGGTCTCACGGACGCGGCGGCTGTGAATGCGGCAAAGGATAACGACGAAAAGGACGAAAAGGATGAAAAACCGTATTCCGGGACGTCTGCTTACGGATTTGCGATGCCGGAGCCTGAAGATGTTGGAGAGGAAATTGCACGTTTCTGAATACTGGGGGAAACGACAATGAATACAATAAGATGCGAATATCAGCCGGAAGAACGAGCGATTGTTCTTCCGGCACATTTTAAGCGTGATGAAGGACAGGCATTGGAAGTCTATGGCATGCCGTTCGATGATGGGCAGAAAGTAAGGGTTGCATTTATCCGCGAAGGCGACGACCGGGCGGTTCCGGTAACGGGCGTTCTGACGGAAGTTTCCGTGACGGTGACAATTCCCGATGATATGTTTGCGGATACGGATGGCGAAGGCGGATACATGGGACGGCTGAGAGCGTATGTAGCGCTGGTTGATGATACTAGCGTGACGACGATTTTCTACATTTCCATACCTTTGTATGATGCGCCTGAAAACGAAGATGAAAACGATGAAACGGCGGGAGGGGGACGATGAATAAAATCAGAGTATTATTTGCGCCGGGCGAACGCATGATTGTTGCGCCCGCCGAATTTAAGAGAAATACAGGACAGATACTTGAAGTGTACGGCGTTCCTTTCGATGAGGGCGCCGTTTTGCGTGTTGCGTTTATCAGCGACGGCGACGACGAGGCGGTTCCCGCAACGGGTACGGTTGAGAATGGAGCATTGTCAATTCCAATTCCTGACGATAAGTTCTTTGACCTTGACGAGGATGGCGGAGACGAGGGGCGTATCCGAGCATATTTTGCGGTAGTGGATGATGACTCCATTACGACAGAATACTGCGTGGTAATTCCCCTGATTGATGCGCCGCCTCTGTCAGACCCGTATGAGGATGCGACGCCTGCGCAGAGAAGCGCTATTGACGAAATTATCAGGCAGATGACAACGACGGCGGAAGCGGCGGAGACCGCAAAGCAGAAAGCGGAGACGGCGGCGGATAAGTCAGAAACAAACGTTACAAAGTATCCGAAAATTGTAGGCGGAAATTGGTACGTATGGGACGCAGATGCCGGGGATTTCGTTGATACCGGAATTAAGGCGGTCGGCGAAAAAGGCGAAACCGGAGCAACGGGAGAGAAAGGCGACAAAGGCGACAAGGGTGACCCGGGAGAGAAAGGTGAAACGGGAGCGACAGGCGCAAAGGGCGACAAAGGTGATACCGGAGCAACGGGCGCCAAGGGCGATAAGGGCGACCCTGGCGAAAAAGGTGACCCGGGAATTCCCGGCGAAAAAGGTGATACCGGAGAAAAAGGCGACAAGGGTGATAAAGGCGATAAAGGTGAGCCGGGTGAGAAAGGTGAAACCGGAGCGACAGGCGCAAAGGGAGAACCCGGAGAGAAAGGTGACAAGGGCGACAAAGGCGATACCGGCGCAGACGGGTTCTCCCCGGTGGCGAAAGTAACACAGACGACGACGGGCGCAACGATTTCCATTACGGACAAAACCGGAATGACAACGGCAACGGTATCCAATGGAGCAACGGGCGAAAAGGGTGACAAAGGTGATAAAGGCGATACCGGAGAGAAAGGCGATACCGGCGCAGATGGTTATTCACCTGTTGCGAAAGTTGAGTCTGTATCAAACGGAGCGAAAATCACTGTAACGGACAAGACTGGAACAACGTCAGTGACCGTGACAAATGGAGAGAAAGGCGATACCGGCGCAACGGGCGAAAAAGGCGACAAAGGTGATACCGGAAGTTCAGGTGTTTACGTTGGTAGCGAGGAACCTACGGATGAGAACGTGACCGTTTGGGTTGATACGGATGGCACGGCGGATGAGGAAACGGCTGAGGTTATCATTGACACGACAACGGATGAGGACTCTGCGGCTATTGTCATTGATAGGGACGCGAACGGCGAAGCGTTCAGGCTGAAAGCGGCAAAGATTATCTGCCTGCTGCCTGCGAGCCTGACGGAAGCATTGGACTACATAACTGCGAAATACAAAGCAATAAGAGTAGACGGTGTGGCTGAAACATTATCGTTTCCTACGTTGCGTTATCCGATAAAGACCAAATGTGCGCTGACATACGAATTTGACGGACGCGGCGGATTAGGATTTGTCAGGGGTTCAAGTGCTTCCGGTATTGGTTCTTCAAGTTCTCAACATCTGGTCATGACGGCTTCATGGGGGTTAAACAGGTATATATCCGAATTCCAGTTGCGACAGTATAGCGCATCGACGACGCTAATTCCGGCGGGGACACGGATTATGATTATCGGAATACGGGGGTAAGAAAATGAGCATTCTGAAAATCAAAAATGAAAGCGGAAAATGGGTATACATACCCACGGTTAAAGGCGAAAAAGGCGATAAAGGTGACAAAGGTGACCCGGGCGCGAAGGGGGATACTGGAGCGAAGGGTGAGAAAGGTGATACCGGCGCAACGGGACCGAAAGGCGATACCGGCGCAACTGGCCCGAAAGGCGACAAGGGTGATACCGGCGCGGCGGGCAAGGACGGCACGAACGGTAAGGACGGTGCTGACGGCTATTCCCCCGTAGTGAACGTCGAAGATGTGACCGGCGGTGTGAAAATTACTGTTACAGACAAGACAGGAACGACGTCAGTAACCGTAACAAACGGCGCGAAGGGCGACAAGGGTGACAAGGGAGACACCGGGGAGACAGGCGCAACAGGCCCGAAAGGCGATACCGGCGCGGATGGAGCGAAAGGCGACAAGGGCGATACCGGTGCGGACGGTTATTCTCCTACGGCGAAAGTGCAGGCGGTTACAGGCGGGGCAAAGATTACAATTACAGACAAGACAGGCACGACGTCAGTGACCGTAACAAACGGCGCGAAGGGCGACAAGGGCGACAAGGGCGACAAGGGCGATAAAGGCGATACCGGGGATAAAGGTGATACAGGTGCGACAGGTGCAGACGGCTTTTCACCGACGGCTTCAGTTCAGACCGTGACCGGCGGAGCGAAGATTACGATTACCGACAAGACCGGAACAACGTCGGCAACGGTGACCAATGGCGCGAAGGGCGACAAAGGTGACAAAGGTGACACCGGTAGTAAAGGCGATACGGGAGCGAAAGGAGATAAAGGCGATACCGGCGAGCGCGGAACAGGCATATTGAAGGTGACGACTGCGCCGACGTCATATACGACGCAGACCGGCGGTTTTACACCGAAGTTCAGGATTGCACTTTCAACGGTAAAAACTCAGGCGAGCGTGGACAAAGTCCTTGTCGGCGACGTTCTGATTTATTCTTACAACCACTACGTCGTAGGGTACGTCGATAGTTCCTATGTTTATCTCGGAGCGGCAACGTCTTTCCGCGGAGCAAAGGGCGCGACAGGCTCAGCGGGCACATCTCCGACGGCTTCCGTGGCGCAGACGTCCTCAGGTGCGACGATTACGATTACAGACGCAAACGGCACAACGACCGCAAATATCACAAACGGAGCGAAGGGCGACCCGGGAGATGATTACGTTCTGACCGCTCAGGACAAAAGCGACATTGCAGAAATTGTAGCAGAAAACGGAATTTTTTACGAAACCCACCAAATGGAACAGGTCGCAAGAATTAATAATCCTGAATTGCACTGGGTAAACACATCTGGAAAACTTTCCGGAATTTCGTCAAAGAAATACATCTTCGACGCAGACGGCGTTCAGGATGTTGTACAGCTGACCCGGGCGCAGGATGCAAACAACAAATACTATTACGGTGGTACGTCAGAGACTCTTGGAATTACACTGGTTTATTACTACGGTGATACCAAAAATTCTTACATCGATTTCACCAATACCGTAACGACCTTCAAGATTTTCAATTATTCAACGCCCGTGCGGGCAGAAATCAAGAGTTCATACGAGTTAGGTGCAAGGCTGACTCAGCTGATACAGTATGCGATAGACGATTACTACGATAACGGCGATACGTCATACTACGGATAATGGGGGTGCGAGATGGCGAACAAATCAATAGTATCAAATTATTTGCTAGACGCGATAGCGCAGGCGATAGCAGCGGCAGACGGCGGCAGTAGTACCATGCAGTTATCCGAAATGCCCGCTCGCATTGAGGCGATAGCGTCAGGAAGCGCCAGTGGCCCGATGCAGACAACCGAAATGTCTGCCCAGACGACAGCGTCAGACAGCGGTAGGGGGGACAAAACATGAAAAAAATAATCGTAGGCACAACGCCGACAAAGACAATAACCGTTGGACATTCGAACCTGCTGAAATTGACGGATGCGGACAAAGCGATAGCGACAGAAAAAGGCTGGACAATAGCATAAAGATAAAAACCAAAACATGGGGGAACAGGAATAAAATCCTGTTTCCTTTTTTATTGCGCGGAAGCGCGGAAAGAAGGAAAAGATGAGCAATTCTTCACTCGTAAACTATACGAAACTGAGTCCAAATAACAGCGGAAAACGAACTCATAGTATTGACCGTATAACACCGCATTGCGTGGTCGGGCAGTTATCCGTGGAAACCCTTGGGGGACTGTTCGCACGTTCGTCTTATCAGGCGTCCTGTAACTATGCGATTGGAAGCGACGGAAGGGTGGCGCTGATTGTTGACGAGGGTAAGCGTTCATGGTGTTCTTCCAGTAACGCTAATGACCAGAGGGCGGTAACGATTGAATGTGCGAGCGAAAAGACAAGTCCTTATGCATTCAATAGTACGGTATATAACAAACTGGTAGACCTTTGTGTGGACATTTGCAGACGTAACGGTAAAAACAAACTGATTTGGATAAGCGACAAGAATACAGCGCTGAATTACAGCCCGAAATCAGGTGAAATGTTGCTTACCGTTCACAGATGGTTTGCAAATAAATCCTGCCCGGGAGATTGGCTGATGGCACGCATGGGGAGCCTTGCTTCAGTAGTTACAGCACGTCTCGGCGGAGCGGCGGGTTCTGTGACGGTCGAGCCTCGTTCTCTTTCTCAGGGCGATGAAGGCGATGATGTTGCGCCGGCCCATTTTGAGACTCTTCGCGATCAGGTTGGGCTTGTAGCCGAGCTCCTT